GTAGCGAGTAGTGCCATTACTGACCTGACGGATAGCAACCCAGAGAGAAACCAACAGCCACGCTCACTTATGGACGCGCCCAGTACGCAGACTAAATCACAGAAGGATAAATACACACGCCGGTTGCAAGTGGTTATGCAGCCCATGGTGCTTCTGAATGGCATAAAGACTGGCGACATAACACGCGAAGACATGGCTATTGCCGAGAAGGTGCATCCTGCGTTTGTAAGTCGGATGCGGGAAAAACTTATTTCTGAGGTTACCTCGCCTAAGTTCAACCCCGTAAAACTAACCGCACGCCATAAGTTAGGGTTATCTATCTTTCTGGGGGCTCCAATGGTGTCGTCTCTTAAACCGGAAAACATGATGGCAATTCAAGAGGCCTTAACTAAGCAATCGGTCGATGCTCCACAACAGGTTAGGCCATCCGTCGGTAAAACTACACAAAGTGGTTTAAATAAACTCGGGAAGACAAACAGCCTTTATGGAACGCCGTCGCAAAACGCAGCGGCTAGAAAAGTGGTGCACTAATGGGTAGGAAAAATGTTTTAACACCAGTTAGAATTATAACCGGCCAAAGTATGGCCACCTCCAGTAGTGTGATCCTCCAATCTCAGTGGATGGATAGAGTTGTGTTTCAGATATCCACATCAACGACTACCGCCGCCGGTACGTTTACGATTGGGTCCTCGCTTGATGGGTTAAACTGGACGACCCTACCCCTTACCCCCGCCCTCACTTCAACAGGCAGTAACGATACATTTTTTGTAGATATCATAGCGACGGGCGGAATGCAGTTCCTCGTTAGATACTCCGCCACTAGTGGAACTGGCACCTTCACAGTATGGGCGTCAGGAAAGGAAGTTTAAATGGCAAACGTATATTATACCTATCCACCTAGCGGCTCTGGTGGGTCAGTTGGGACAGTTACGCAGGGGTCACCAGGGACAGCATCGGGCGCGTGGTTCATGAAATTGGTAGATGTTGGCGGCACGAACATCGCGCACCTTAGCCAAGTCGGCGCGACTTACGCATTAGACGTGAATGTCGTCCAAGGTACTGGGTCAGGGTTTTCAGTCCTTGACGCGAGCGCGTGGACCGCAGGCGTAAGTCCTTTTGCTCCTACGGGCGGTGTGTATAATGACTCCGCCGCGAACTTATCGACGGGTACACAAGGTACGTTGCGCCTTACCACGGCGCGTGGACTTCATGTTAATCTGCGCGACGCCGCCGGTGTGGTCCTAATAGGTCAACAGGTTATGACACAGAGTCTGCCTGTTGTATTTGCAAGCAACCAAACATCACTGCCAATTACTGCGGCGTCCCTACCGTTGCCAGCTGGCGCAGCGACCGAACTAACACTCGGCCAAATTAGCGCCAAATTACCAACCACATTAGGCCAGAAGGCAATGACAGGCTCTCTGGCTGTTGTTATGGCGGCTGACCAGAGCGCCATACCCACCTCAAATACCGCGTTAAGTCTAACTCAGGGAGCGGCGCTTACCGGCCAAGTTGGACCTATGGTTATGGGGTCATCCACTTCTGCGGCTCCAACATACACGACGGCAACAGTTAATCCCTTCTCCATGAACCTATCTGGAGGGCTTAGAAGTGATATTACACAAGTCGGTGGCGCGTCTGTTACGTTGGGAGCGAAAACTACCGCGCTTTCAATTCCTGTTACACTGCCTACAGACCAGGGTGGGCTAACGGTAAGCCAAGCCACCGCCTCCAACTTAAATGCACAGGTGGTGGGTAATGTTGCGTCCCTCACTACTGATAGTGGAAACCCTGTTAAAGTAGGTGGATTGGTGGCCGCGACTGCGGCGGCTATTAATGGCTCCAATGGACAGCGGGCCGACCTTCTACTAGATAGGGTTGGACGTGCAATTACTACCTTGTCGCCGCGAGGTATGACGTTTGTCACTCCTACTACCATAGCATCTACTACTGAAACAGCTATTGTCGCTGCGAGCGGTACGGCGTCGGTCTTTCGTGATCTTACGCAGTTAGTGCTCACGAACTCCTCTGCCACGGCGGTGAATGTCACTATTAGGTCAGGTACTGGTGGCACAACGATGGGTATTATTTCACTAGCAGCCAATGGTGGTGCGGTTATCCCCTTTATCACTCCACTACCTCAAGTGACTGCTAACACCCCATGGACAGCTCAATTAAGCGCGGCGGTTACCTCAGTTAATATTATTGCAGTGTCCATGTACAACTTCTAACGGAGGTCCTGTTGTGGCCACTAGGCTGTACCTACCATCTTCATCGACGGCGACACCTATTAGCCCAGCGATTAACTCTAACTGGACTGGGTCTGGCGTCACGCTTTCGAGGATAAATGTCAACACCATTAAGGCGGGTACTGTCCTAGTGTCAACTCCACTAACCACCGCAGCAACGGCTGACTATTGTTTCTGGCAGTTCTGTTCTCCAGCGATTAACGGGGCACAGACAATTACAGGATCCATTCAAAGCTCGTTGCGGGGGAGCCAAAACACGTATGGTGGCGCATATGCAAAGTGTATCGTGCGGTCCTTTACAAGTACGGGCACATTAAGAAGTATATTGGTCTCGAACGCAGAGGGCGCGTCTCAGTATAACTCTCCGTCTCTGGCAAGTAGAATCTTAGAAGGCAACACAACTATAACTAATGGTGGTGTGCAGGACGGCGACTATTTAATAATTGAATTCGGATGCGTTAAATACAATGCCGTGAGTGCTACGTTAAACCTACAAATAGGGGATTTGCCAGACATTGATTTAACAGCTACCAACGGTGACACCGCCTCGAACGCTCCGTGGGTGGAGTTTACATCTAACATATCATTCAAACCAACGCCCCCAGCGCCAAGTGATTCCACTAACGGGCTTATGTTGCGAGGTATTGGAACATAATGGCAACGCGTTTTTATTTACCATCTTCAAGCGCTGCCGTACCCGTTGTAACAGAGACTAGTGCAACATGGACTGTAATTACTGCGTCTAATAGTTGGATACGAGCCGATACGACAAAGACCTCTACCGTGATGACTAATTTTATCCAAGCTGGCACTGTTGGGAATAAATACCTACTCAAAAGCTTTGTAACTAGGACCTTTGCTACAGCAACTACATTTACAGGTACTGTTTCGTATGCCACGTCAGGGCGCTCCACCAGCTTCACTAATACTGTTAACTTAGCTATCGCTATAAGTGTGTGTAACTCGCTTGGTGTGATTACATCCAACTTATTGACTTTTGGTCAGGGTGTTTTTTTCTACGGCACAACACGCATAAGTGACTACCAGACGTCCACATTAACAACGCAAACAGCGAATATTGGGGATTTTTTACTGATAGAGCAAGGTATTATCATCTCAAACGCAAGTGATACTGGGCGCTTATGGTTTGGCGACAATGGTACAGCGGACCTATCGTATACAGCTCAGAGCACCTCCACCACACAAAACCCATCGATAGAATTTAGTGATACGTTTGGGGCGTCATTAAACCCTTGGCCTATTGTTGTAGGTGCAGCAACTAATGAGCTTATGAAAATTGGGTCAGGAGCCTAGGAGAAGAAAATGGGTGAAGTTTTTAATATGTTTCCTCAAAAACCAAAAACAGACGCAGGGTCACGATTTCCTAGCACCAACGCCGTGGTGAAATCCAAGTGGGATGGACTAACTCACGGCCAAAATTTCAGCGCCTATTCTGAGCTGACCCTGGAGACTATAGGGCTTGCGGTGGCTCTCCAGCTCCTGGTTAACCCCGCAGGGAGTGGGAAGCGCATCTATATCTGGAAGCGGTTTTACTACAGCTTTGGCGGTAGGTGTTTTTTCCAGTTTTTCTTGAATCCCATGATTTACAACGTCGGTGTGCCACGAACGATTACTCCGCTTGCGGCTATGCTGGATGGTGGCGCGTCCTTTGCGCAGCAGTACCATTTTTCGAGCGTTAAGTATGACCAGCCGCTAGACGCGGTGTTCACCGATATTAACACGAACGATGTCCCCTTATTACTTGATGAGGGATCGAGCCTTTTGGTGGTTGCTACCCCCGCCACACTGAAAGAGCGGGTCGCGTCTGGCATCTATTTCACTGAGGTGCCTGTCATTGGTGGAGCTGTAAAGTAATGGGTCGCGCTAGGATAAGGGCGACCAAGTGCAGCCATGACGGGTTAAAGTTTGCCTCGCGCGCTGAGGGTCAGTGCTATCTTTATCTGAAAACACTTCAAAGCGTGGGACATATTTCGGGGCTTAAGACTCAGGTGCGGGTACAGCTACTGCCAGGGATTACATACGTCGCAGATTTTTTTTACCTCGACGGCAAAAACAAAACACCTACATGGGGTGAGTATAAAGGCCATGAGACAGAGGTTTGGAGGTTAAAGAAGAAACTATGGAAGTCCTTTGGACCAGGTGTCCTAGCGATTTATATGGGCGTTTATCCGCGCTACAGCCTGGAGCATCTCCAGTCTTTACAGTTTAAAATCAACGTCTGATAAGATTTATTATGTTAACCTATCATTTTCTAAATAAGCTCGCTATATTTGAATCTTCTATGCCGATGGGCCGATCTGTTTAGCGTGGCGCTGGCAGGTCGGTTCAGTCATGATCCATCTCTTCTCCACCCACGCCATCGTCCGAGCCCTCACCCGAACTCGAACCCCCACCATCGCCCTCACCCCAGATCGAACCCCCACCATCGCACCAGTTCGAACCCCCACCCTCACCCTCGCCCGAACTCGAACCCCCACCATCGCCCGAACCCGAACCCCCACCCGAACTCGAGCCCGCGCCCCCACCCGAACTCGAGCCCGCGCCTGAATTTATTTTGCCCATATTTCCACCTCCGCGATGGATTTCCGCGCCGTTGGCGTCACGTCTAAAACCTCAAATCCCTGCGGCGAGGTTAGCTCTACGCGGGCAACCTCACACGGAAATTTACAATTTTCTGGATCACTCGTACCATCAGTTGCGAGTTGACTTAGGCTAGCAGCGCCACTCCAGTGCCAGATACGGCGGGCGTTCGTTAAAACCTTGCACGTTTCCGTGCTTTCCGGCTCCAGCGTTCCCGCGAAAACTCCCATTGCGTAAGTCCGAACCATCACATATTTTTTCTTCATATTTTCCTCATTAGTCATTTATTCCCCCTTCTTTTGCACTAGCTCAATCATGAGTTGGTCAATGCGGTTAAATGCTCCTTCCATCTTCCGCTCCACTCGCGGCGCCTTTTTCTTCACGAGCCTGCGTCATTCGCCAGGGTAGATCTCCATAAACGCGGTCGTTTGGAGGACGCCGTCTTCACGGATAGCGACGACACAATCATCATAGGACTGCTCGACACCATCGATCGTCACGCCGTAGATTCTAATTTTATCCCCTACTTTAAACGTCGTCTAATAATCTCCATTCCTTGTTTAACTTTGGTCATATTAGGTATCATTTCTGTAGACAAGTTCGGTGGCCATCCAGCGGCTGCAAAAGATCTTTAGGGGGTGAATTAAACATGGTCACACTGGCTCCTTACGTTAGTTAAATGCAGCAACACAGTCACCATATAGCTAACAGTTTTACGATTGACAATAGCGCAATGACGCTTGAAGCTGTGGCCGTAACTTCAACACTCACAGGAGCACTCACATGCCGACCCACTACCCAAAAACCTTCACGTCTCAGCTACCAGAGCAGGAAATCACGAAAATCATTAACCGGATTGTGATGGACGTGACGGAATATTTTGAGACTTTTAAGAAACCATGCCCCATGAAGGCTATTTCCGCTAAATATGCGCGCGCACTTCGTGGAGATTTTTATGCGTCCATCGACTATTTAGAGGCTGACCGTCAAATTTCCGTCGAGCTGGTGGAGTTTACGGCTGCGCGCATGGTCTATCCTTATAAAAACCGTCTGAAATAACGTAAATAAATTTTGTTAACTGCGTTTTTTTAGTTGCGCGCGTTAACAGGATCAACTAATCTAGTTTTAAGGGAAGGGTGGTAGCAACTAAAACAAACCACCCTCAACGAAAGGAAGAAAATGACCACGAAAATAAAAACTAAAACAAAGGAGCTCGCTACCAAGCTGGTGCGTATCAAGCTAGACACCTACAATAGAATCCAGGCGCTCGTAAATGGTTTTGAAACTGTGGATGAGACAGTTGCTAGAATTACGGCTTTTATGGAAAACGGAGGGAAAAAGAAATGAGTCACGAAGATATGTTTAATGAGATTGCTCAAATCGTCAGGGAGTCTGACGAAATTTTCCATGAACTGGTAAAAATTAACGTCGATGCTCTGCTGCAACAAATTTACGCGGCTGGAGCTACAAACCAGGAGGCCGTATCATGAAACTAGGATTAATTTTCGCAACCTTTGTATTTAGTTTTGAGCCGCTGCTGAAGGCGTTTTGCCGAGCTATCATCTCACTTCACGCTGCATGGTTTTTAACTTAACTGACAATCGCACAATATAACGACCTAACAATAACTAAAGAAATGGAATTTTTTATGACACACAAATTAACTCTTGAATGGGTCAATGACCTGCACCGCACTGGACATCTGAAAGGAATCTTTGAATTAGAGGAGGCCGTCTATAGAGCGGCACCAGGCGTTAGCCAGTCTCTGTTAAAGGAATTTAAATACTCCCCTGCCCACGCTAAGGCCGCGATGGAGGGTGGTAATGAGACAACGAAAGCGCAGGAATTAGGGACTGCGGTACACACACTGGTCCTTGAGCCTGAGTTGTTTCCAACGAAATACTGCGTGGCTCCTGACATTAAGCGCAACAGCAACGCAGGAAAAGCGGAGTACGCACTTTGGGAGGAGGCTAACGCGGGTAAAACGCCTCTTAACGTGAGTGACATCGCAACCTGCACAGGCATTGCCGATGGTGTAGCGAAAAGTGCGGTGGCGGAAATGCTCAGACATTCCCTTAAGGAGCTGGCATTTTTCTGGACAGACGCTGAAACGGGCGTGTTTTGCAAGGGTCGCTTGGACGCTTACACGGCTGGCACTATCCTAGACCTAAAAACCACGTCGGGGAATGCCACGAGCGAGGATTTTGGGAGAGCTGTCGCAAACTTTGGCTACCATATTCAGGCGGCGTTTTACTTGGATGGCTTGACGGCGGCGGCGGCGGCCTCTCCTGAGTTAGCGAGTGCGTTCCAGGTGAATCGCTTCCTGTTTGTGGTCGCTGAGAAAGCGGCGCCTTACGGGGTGTCGGTTATGGAGCTCCCTCCGGAGGATATTGAGTTAGGTCGTGCCAAGTACCGTCAGTACCTCGCTGAGTACAGCGTGTGCGTTGCTGAAAATCAGTGGCCATCCTACTCCAACGCTATCCAGACTGTGCGGGTGCCAAAATGGGCATAACTAATGAGCAAAGAAGACGAATCGCAGAAGTGGAACAACAGGAGCGCGCAAGGCACCAGAAATGGAAAGAGGCTGTGACGGCTGGGTTGATGAAAGACGTTGGACCTACCTACCAGACCGTAAGGGACAACCTCACTACCCTCGTGGCGCAACTAGAAGCAAGGGTTTGCGCATGTGGGTGCGGGTTGGAGTTTCGGGTTCTGCCTGGTTCCGATGTTCACTATGCAACCAGCATGTGTGACATGACCCGGCGTGGTTTAGTCTATAGCGTGAATGGAGTAAGGCCGGTCAGTGGTGGACATACACACACTAGAAGAACAGAAGATGCCGTAATCAGACGACACTTATTTAAAGAAGCAAAAACTAACAACGAACAACGGAAGGATTTTTAAATGTTAAACAGAAGATATCTAGCTACTCAGTTTCAGGTCTCGAAAGCAGAAAGTAAGCGCAATGATGAGGCAGTGCTAGAGCGCGCTTACGACGCCGGTTATAGGTGGGCAAAACGACAACACACCGAACCAGAACCATATAGACTCCTAAAAGACCGCGCGTCAGACCACGCTAAGGTTGCGCTTATGCAGTTGGATTACAGGACCGACGTTGAGGAGGAGGGTTTGGAGTATCATTTCCGGTTTGGCTACTTCTCGTTTTTGGAAGAAATGGAAGCACTTAAAGAAGCGAAACAGGAGGTGGTAAGTGTTTAAGACAGCAGTAAAGAAGAAAGTTAAACTGAAAAGCGCAATCATAGGACCGTCAGGGTCTGGAAAAACAATGTCAGCACTCAGACTTGCGGCGGGCATCGGGAAAAAGATTGCTGTCATTGATACGGAGAACGGGTCAGCGTCTCTTTACTCAGATAAAGTAGCGTTCGACACTCTGGAGATCGCTGCACCTTATACCGTTAATAAATACATTGACGCTATTAATGCAGCGGTGGCTGGTGGTTACGATGTCCTGTTAATTGACTCTATTACTCACTGCTGGTCTGGTGAAGGTGGGTTACTTGCGGAAAAGGAGGCGCTTGACTCCAGAGGTGGCAACTCATTCACTAATTGGGGCTCTATTACTAAGAAGCACGAGCTGTTCAAAGCAGCACTTCTTAACGCCCCTATCCACACGATATGCACCATGCGCTCTAAACAGGAGTACATAATCGAAAGCACTGAACGCGGCAAACAAGCGCCGCGCAAGGTGGGTATGGCTCCCATTCAGCGCGACGGCATGGAGTATGAATTCACGGTAGTGCTAGACGTGGCCGTTGATCACACCGCTATATGCTCAAAAGACCGAACGGGTCTATTTGACGGATTTAACGGTGTGGTGACTGAGGCGACTGGTAAGAAGTTGGTGGAGTGGTTAGATGGTGGACAGGAGGAACGGAAACCAGAGGCCGTAAAACCTCAGCCGAGAAGTCAGGATATAACTAAGCCGACGGTTAAAGACCTGAACGACTTGGCAGCGCTGGGTGTGAGTAAGGGGTTAGGTCAAGTTGAGTTCGTGGAGGTGTTTAAGAAGTTCACAGGACTTCAAACCATGCGTGACTTGACGTCGGAGGGAGCTGCTGCGTTCAGGGAATATCTTGGGACGCTCATCCACCCTATCGTGGGTGTTGCTGAGGATATCTTTGGTGCGACCGCGATTCGAGTAACTGAGGATGCACAATCGCACAATACACCAATCAGTCAATTGAAGGTAGCTGAGACAGCTAGTGAGATAGCAACACGCCTCCAGAGGGCGGCCATCGAGGAGTCAATGAAAAAACACAGGCTCCCAGTACCTAACTACATGGTCGGTTAAAAAATAGGAGCCGCTGGAAACGGTGGCTCCTAGTTTTAATAAAGGTTTTTCGACCAACTATTTACGATTAAATATTGACGTAGTGCGAATTTACGTTACGATTTTATTCAGTCAAAAAATAAACACACAAAACAAAAAAAGCGAGACTTTAAATGAAACCAAAAAAAATTGCTGTCATGTGCCATAAGGGCGGGGTCGGTAAAACTGTTACGGTGGCTGGACTTGCTGACGCCATATCTTTCAAAGATCCCTCTAAACGCATTCTCATTTTAGATGGCGACGAACAGAATTGCCAACGAACGATCTTCGGTGTGAAACTGACAGACACTCGCGGTGGTCTAGCGTCTATCCTAGATGGAACAATTACCCTAGCGGCCGCTAGGGTGCGGGTGCGGCCAAATATAGATCTAGTTCTTTCTGGTGGCCGTGAGTTGAGAGATTTTGAATCTAGGAACTCCTGCGTTGAGGGTGCTGAGATGCTCCTAAATGCCAATATAGGAGATGTGTCTGAGTACGATTACATCCTTATGGATTGCCCACCAGCCATCTCCCTACTTAGTGCTAATGCTATAACATTCTGTGATTATATTCTAATCCCATGTTTACCAGAGCTGCTAGCGTTTGTTGGATGCAAACAGACTAACAACTTCATTGATCAAATGAGGAAACCTTACGGGGCGTTGAACTACCCAGTGGCGCGCGTACTTGGTGTGGTTCTCACTCAGTATTGTGCGGCTCAAACCCTAGATCAGAGTGTGTTTAGTGATTTAGAGGATTTAGCTGAGAAAGGGTTAATATCGCGGTGCTTCTCCCCTATTCCAAAGGACGTAAAAGTAAAAACAGCGCAAGTTAAGAGAAAATTACTCTCAGAAGGGTTCGGAAAATGCAAGGCGGCGCAAGCCTATCGCACATTAGCCGATGATGTGACTTCAGAAATTGAAAGACTCCAAAGTCTAACGAAGTGAGTTCCACCTTTAACCCCTGGAGGATTTAGTGTTGACCATTCCTGACGACGTAAAAAAACCACGGAAAAAAAACCACGGCTTATCTTTAATGGATGAGTTTATGGAGAACGATGGCCATTTCCAGGATGGAAAATACGACAAACCCATAGCACTTAAAAACCATGAGAAGCGAAATCTAGAGACTAAACCTAGAGATGAGACGGTGGGTTTGGTTCCGAATGAACCTGTTTTAGTGGTCGAAAATACCACTAAAGAAGGTCCAAATAAACCTAGAGATGAGGTGCTAAAAACATCCAATTTAGAGGCTCTAAATCTAGAGATGAAACCTAGAGATAAACCTAGAGAGAAACCTAGAGATAAACCTAGAGACACGGCTCTAAACCTAGAGATGAAACCTAGAGATAACCTAGAGATAAACCTAGAGACAAACCTAGAGATAAACCTAGAGATAAAAACCACCAAAAAAGAGAGGAAACCTAGAGATAAGACGCGCCTTACTTTACTTCAAGGACTTCAAAAACGTATCGTTTTATTCATCTATAAGGAATGCATCCTAAGTGAGGCTCTAGCAACACGTCCTCTCCCTGGTTCTGAGATGGCTATTAAATGCGAAGCAAGTGTTTTAACAGTACAAAACGCCATTAAAGAACTTGTTTTAGATTCTGCGGTTGAGCGTGTGGAAGTTAAGGTTGGCAGGGGTGGTTGGACTAGATACAGGCTATCTAATGCGTTAATAACCGACATTAAATGTCAGTCGCTTAACCAAGGAAACCTAGAGATGAAACCTAGAGATAAACCTAGAGACAAACCTAGAGATAAACCTAGAGATGCGGCTCCCTGTAGTAGTAGTAGTAGTAAATCTAATACTACTACAGCAGGAAACAAAATCGCAGAAACGGACACAGGTGAGGGTGATTTTGAGCTGTCCAAATACCCTTGGTCGGACTTTGCTTCGCATGGTTTGAAGCTCCCTCATATTCGCAATCTTATCAGGGCGCGTCATTTTGACGCCGCTACTATTTTTAAATTTGCTACCGCGTGGTCAGCCGATGTCAAAGCGAAGCGCGGTAACATGCGAGAGCCAGTGAAAGTGTTTTTAGCGACCCTTGGCAAGGGGCTAGAATATGTTTCGATGGACCCACCCACCCCAAAGCAATGCCAGCCTCGTCTCTTTGAACGACCAAACGAAGATAACGACGCAGAGCGGAGGTTTACGGCATGGGAGGCCACCCTATCGGACGCTGATAAAGCGGTCTGGTGTGCTCGTGTTTCCAGCTATGTCCCAGCAGCTCTCAAGTTACGGACAGCGTGGGAAACGGAAGTTAACGTAAACTAGGAGATGTCTAATGCAAACAACTGCAGCAGAGCAACCAGCAATCGTTAACCTGTTTAGACGCCTTCAAGCATTTGGAGTGGAGTTTATTTGCGAACAGGTGTCGTTCTCGGGGACTAACGGCGGCCCACTAACCGTCTCTGAAGTTTGTTCGCTAGCCAATGGAGCGCGTCCGGTGGAGCTGGCCGCTTCCAGACGGGGTCTTACAGTCCAGCAATGTGAGCGTTTTTTCGCATGGTTTAGAAGTCCAGAGAATAACCGGTGTTACGGACAAACAGCCAAAGGGAGTCGGTGCCGCGAACTAGCGAAGTGGGCGCGCGACAACCATGGCGAGTGGCCCGAACCAGCCAGAAAATTTACGGCGCAGTTTTATTGCACACACCATTGCGAAGGTCCTTACCATGAGCAACCTTTTCTCACTATTGACCTCGGTTTAGGTGACGATTAAATTATTTAGACGCAGCAGGTTGGCTTATGAGCGTTTTAGTGGGCGCTCTGAGGCCTACGGTCGTTTGAGACCTACAAAATCAACTGGCGGTGCCTTTACGTTCGTCTCCGGAGCGTCATAAAACAGGAGTCGATACGAAGTTTTGTCCTAATTTGAAAAATAGTTGGTGTAACCACCTCGACGCGGCCACCGAAACCTAGAGACACAACCATAAACCTAGAGATGAAACCTAGAGATGAAACCTAGAGATGAAACCTAGAGATGAAACCTAGAGATGAAACCTAGAGATGAAACCTAGAGACGCGGTAAACTGCCAGCTCTCAAAACGATCGACCAAAATGCACACTCAGTGCGTTATGCAATGCGACTAAACCATTTTACACCGCCTAGAGTCGTGTTAAGGTTGGCACGCTAGCTGCACCTTGGTGCCTCAAGGGGTGTGTATGTCGGCTTTTAAAGATCGTGATAATTTACTTTCCTATCAATTACTTAAACTAGTTGACATTTCAGATGAACCAGTAGGGCAGTATGCGCTCTTGTCGTTTCGTAATAACGAACGTGGGACATTTCTAGAGTCCATAGCCTTTGGTGATGAAAAGTGGTGCGCTGCTTTTATCCCAACTAGTTTCGATAAAATTACAAGGGAAAAAACTTTTGAAATGAAAACAGAAGGAAACGGAGCGTGGTATTTATGACAACGCAAGACGAAGTGGATGAACTCAGAGACAGGCTCCAGGTTGCGCTCGACGCCCTTAGAACCTACCAATTGCAATTGGAGAGAACGCTAACGCAGTTATCGTCCGTAAAGTCAAACTTAAAAAATCCTAACGCTGATTTACGTCCATTTGAGCGAACCTTCTTATCAGGAGCTATCTAACGTGTTTAAACTTGACCCGAACGTCCTTAATGAAAAATACTCTCAATTATGCGCCAAATATGCACATGCCACCCTTATGGTTAAACAGTGGTCCAAGGATGCGGCGGCGGTGGAGGCTGAGATTTTAGGACTAAACTCGGTGAACGCAGTCCTGTCAGCACACGCAGTTGTGGAGGAAGATAATGAGCCACGGCGAACGTCACAAAATAAGGACCACGACGGGGACACGGGATTTTCTGAAGTTACGGGATGAGTGGTATCGGCACCTCAAGGATGAGGGTTTTAACGATATTGAGACGGATGCAAATCCTTCTAAAACAATGACTCTAAAGCACTGGGATTCATTTAAATTTAACCGTTTGAAAAATGACTTTAGTGACAAAATACATCGACAATCGGACAATATCACAATCGAGGCGACACAAATTTACTTTACTAAATTAGAGCAGGCTACATCACGTTTAAGATTCATTAACGATTTGGAAAAACAGATTTGGGGTCTTTTTATTACAGGTGTTCCTATTCAGACAATTTCCAAACGGTTGAAAATCACTTTGTACCGTGCTCATACGACTGTAAAAACATTTTTGCGGAGATTAAAATATGACCAGTCAACAGATTAAAAAAGACTCTACAACTGATACACTTAAGACACTGTCACGAGGAAGGGTTTGCACGCGGGTCTATTCTAATAAAGCTATTCAACTTGGGAACACCATGGCCACCACGCTTCATAAAATTCATGGAGCTGTTATGGAATATGTACCTAACGAGGGTGTATATATTACCTACCAGGGGCAAGAGGGGTTAGTTCCTATCGGTAATTTGCAGGAAATCTGGTTTGAAACCGATAAACCGTAAATCCCGTAAAAAAACCAACCTTACAGGGGTTAATAATAATCGTGTTGTCCCCAGTAGTAACGAAGATTTACGCGCCCAGAAGCTAGAGACCAAACGAAAGGGTAATGCTCTTTTGTGGTTATCGGAAGATGTAACGCGCAAGCTCCTCCAGGAGCCAAACCTACCTAATATCGTGAAGTCACTCCTGGTGACGATTGAGGACTCGAAACTTCCAGGGAACTCGCTTCTTTTTTTTAAGTTACTAGACACCATTTATGGTAAAATGGATGACGTCCCGTCTGATTTAGATTTAACCGAGGACGAGCGGAATATTATTTTCCTCTGGAGACAAAAATCTATTCAAGCTAGGGGACGTCAATCCTACGAACAGGACTCCATTGAAGTTAACACCAAAGACATTGCGAGCGAGGAGGATGCATAGTTACGACACGTTTTTTAAACATGTTGCGGCTCAAGGCCACCCGTCGCGCATCTATGATCGTAAATATCTTCAACAGCATCTCTTTGTGACCGACCCAGCGGATAGGTTAGTGGCGCTCTGTACGCGGCGAGCTGGAAAAACTACTGGAGTAGCGCTTCGCTTGATTCGCGCTATGCTTACCTATCCAAACACACGTAGTCGGTATATTGCGCTTACTTTTGATTCGGCACATGAAATTATGTGGCCAGTGTTACTTGATCTAGATAAACGTTTTCAGCTGCGCGCTATTTTTACTGAGAGTAACCTAACTATGAAGCTCCCTAATGGCTCATCGTTAAGGCTGTTTGGTGCGGATATGAAAAACTTCATTAACCGCTTAAAAGGTGTGAAGTGCCCAGCTATCGCAATTGATGAGGCACAGGATTTTGGACCACATCTAGAGTCTCTTATTTATGATGTTTTGGAACCATCCTTAGCTGATTTCAATGGGTCATGGCTTTCTTTAACTGGGACTCCAGGGCCTTTTCCTCGTGGACTTTTTTACGAGATGAGTGAACAGAAAAAGTACGGTTATTCCGTTCATCGCTGGTCTCTCTTCCAAAACCCATACCTTCCTGACCCTCGCGGCTTTGTCGAGAAGATTAAAAACAAGCGCGGACTAACCGATGAACACCCTACCATCCAGCGCGAGTATTACGGAAAATGGGTACTGGACGTTGAGTCTCTCCTTATTCAATATGATGAGGCGCTTAACAACTTTGCTGCCATTCCAGAAAGTACCGAGTGGCACCATATCTTGGGTGTTGATATAGGCCACAAGGACTCAGACGCCATCGCAGTGATAGCTTATAGTGAGAAATCCAAAACGGCATACCTAGTGGATGAGCTTATTACGGCGCGTCAAGACTTAAGTGAACTAGAGCGCCAGCTCAACACTTTAATTGAAAAGTACCACCCACACTCCATTATTATGGACGAGGGTGGATTAGGGAAAAAGATTGGCGAGGAGTTTAGGCGGCGCAAGGGTATAGCTGTTGAGGCCGCAGATAAATCCAGGAAAATGGAGAACGTGGCGCTCTTAAATGACTCACTTAGGTGTGGAACGTTTAAAGCGAAGGCCTCTTCGCGTTTCGTTTCGGACTCCTACCAGGTGCAAATAGACTACGATAAAAGCACCCCTGACCGACTAGTAGTTAAGAGCGGGTTTCACTCCGATATTATCGACGCAGTACTTTACGCGTTCAAGAAATGCCCTTCATGGTCCTACCAGGACCCGGCACCTACTCTGAAACCAGGCTCACAACCTTGGATTGACCGAGAAGTAAGCGACCTAGAGGCTAGCGCTGAGGCTTACTTCTCAGAGTTAGAGCGTAACTCCTAGCGTCAACACGCCTACCATTAGGAAGGCGGGTGTGCAATGTTGCCGTTTTTTGATTCCAAAAAGCTATCCGGTGCAGTTCTTATGCGCCAAAAAAAACCAAGCGTAGAGCTGGCGTCCGAACAAATAGAGCCAGAAGGTGAGGATGACCCTATGATGAGGTCTCTCGCCACCGACATGTTGAGTGCTATTCAAGAAAAATCCGTCATCAAACTATCGGCGGCGCTTCAAGCAATCTTCCGACACCTCGAAACACAGCCCCATGAGGAGTTCGACATGGACGATGATGAAGGGAGTTACGAGTGAATAAAGAAACTGGAAGTGACCACAAAAAACGAATGGCAATCGCCTATCTAATGCAGAGACGCGGGCGAAAAGACGAGGACGATGGAGCACCACAAAAGTTAGCAGATGGTGGACTAGCGGGTGAAATTGCTAACAGGGGTACTATCGCTTCCCATAATATGGGCAGGCCAGAGCACGCCAATATGAAAATGGGGCGAACTCCCACCGTTGCGCCTTATTCCGACGTAACACCTAAAACCTTTGCTTTAGGTGGTTTAGTAGAAAAGATCCTTGAAAAGAAGTTAAATGAGCGCTCAAGAGACTCTAGACCAGAAGGGGATGAGTCCATTGATAACTTTGGTTACGAGGAACACCCAGACAATGACTTCCTATCGGATGAGGAAGATACCGAGTACGCCCATTTAAACATCTTTGACTACCATGAGCCGGACGCGGAGCTTCGGCGTAAAGAAACCATTAAAAACTCACTCCGCAGCGCGTGGAAGGATAAGAGATGATAGCAGACAGCGAATTAAGACGTATTGGCAGACTTGCGTCTAAAATGAAGCGGCTGGGTATTTTAAACTATAAGAGCGGCGACATGGAGATTACGCTGTCACCTCAGGCGCTTGTTCTCGTTCCAAGGAAGCGCCGAAAAAATTTAAAACTGAGGGAGGCGGAAGAGGATGACGAGCAGGACCAGGACTCTCCAGAGGTAGTTTCCGAGGCGCAGAGACTCGGTATGAGCGTGGAAGAGTACAAGATTCTAACTTGGAATAATCCTCCCGTTTAACGATGCACAAAATTACACCACGGGCCTCATCGGATACGATTAAAGTCACTACCAGCGCCAAGTCCAAAATTACGCCGCAAGTGAACGATTGGTGGAACTCTGGGAGTAAGGCCGAACTTCACGAAAAGTTTCTCTCTAGTGTTGTGTCGGTTCGGGCGGATGCGGACTTTAGGCGTCGTAAGTATGAAATATTCGCCACGATGTACGGCGGTAGCCCATTGTTTCGTAACGTAAGAAGTCCGTCGGTGCGGTCCTCCTCTATGAGTGGAGGGCCAGCAAAAAACAGACCCACCATGTCGGTGGTGACGAGCGGCATTGATACACTCGTGTCTAAGTTGTCCATGCAGCGGCCTAGGCCTGTGTTCCTGACGGATAACGGAAAATATAGGCAACGCAACTTAGCAAAGAAGCTTTCCAACTTCATTAATGGCGAGTTCTACCGGACTAACGCCTATGAATTAGGTTTAAAAACCCTTAAAGACGCATGCGTGTTTGGGTCTGGTATCTTGAAGGTACTAGAAGGTCAGGACCACAAGATAACCCTGGAGCGTAGGCTACCTCACGAGCTGTTTGTTGACCCGATTGACGCGTTCCATGGTGAACCACGTCAGCTTTACGAGCAGAAATACATTGCCCGTAGCGTGGCGCGCTCCATGTTCTCAGGTAAGGGCGCGATGATTGACCGCCTCAATTCCAATTTCAGCGAGCACGTCTCGGGTGACTCCATTAACGTAGCGGACCAGATCGTCGTCTACGAAGGGTGGCATCTTCCAAGCGGACCAGACGCGACCGATGGGATGCGGGTAATTGCGTGTGACGAAGGTGTGCTATTTGAGGAGCCGTGGGAAAAGGAGTCATTCCCATTTGTCGTTATGGACTACAGCACGGAGCTGACTGGTTTCTTCGGGTGGGGCGTTCCTTACCAGATTTTTGGCACTCAGATGGAAATCAACTCCATCCTAAAAACCATTACAGACTCCATGAACCTGGTCGGTGTACCGCGCGTGTTTGTCGAGGCCGGTAGCAAGGTCCTCAAGGCTGCACTCAACAGCTCAGTCGGCACCATCGTTGAGTACCGTGGCACCAAACCTAGCTACGAAGTGGCTCCTTGCGTACCTGTGGAAATGTACGGGCAACTTGAGCGCCTGGTTACCTACGCCTATCAGCAGATAGGAATCTCTCAGTTAGCGGCCAATAGCCAGAAACCCTCTGGCCTGAACTCAGGAGCGGCACTTAGAGAGTACGACGATATTCAAACTGACCGCTTTGCCGACCTATCTAGACGGTATGACCAGTTCTACACTAAAATGGCCTACCAAATGATTGACCTCGCTAAAGATATTGTGAAGCGAGAAGGCGAATATAACACGATCTTTGTGGATAAGGCGCAGGGCATTCAAGAGATATCTCTTGAGGATTATAAAGCACTGGATGACCCTTACGTCATTCAGTGCTTTAACTCATCCTCCCTCCCAAGGGAGCCAGCTGCACGACTAGAGCGTGTCACTGAAATGATGCAAGCGGGCCTAGTGAGTCCACAAGAGGGTAGGCGTCTCCTCGACTTCCCTGATATTTCTCAAATTGATAAACTAGACTCCGCAGCCGAGGAGCGTATCTACAAGGTACTCGACGACATTATTGAGACAGGCGACTACACGTCGCCCGACCAATTTATGGACTTAGCCCAAGCGCTTAAAATTGCGACGCAGTACTATAATATGTACAGCGTGACTGACGTGGAGCCTGACCGCTTAACTCAGATTGAACGGTTCATTACTCAGGTGAACGATCTAGCAGCGGCCATGACGCTGCCGCCTCCAGGTACGGGGCAGACAGGCGGAGAACCGGCTCCAATAGGACAACCGATTGCACCGCCTGTTTCTGACCTTATGCCCGTAGCAAGCTAGTCTTCTCTGTCACACTCTATTTTAGAGCTAGGTAACATAGTGACAGCCGAAAGGTTAGGACCCATATCCGAGTGCGAGATAAATAGAGATTTAGGCGCCACAAACGTCACCGAGATAGTGTTGTGACCCGTAATCTTGTTAAACCTAATCTCAATATCATCCCCGATGCGGTAGGACTGACCCATTTTTACAGAGCGTGTCAGGCGACCAATACCAGGTAACAAGGACTCGAGTGGTTTTGGCATGTTAAGTATTCTCCCTAGTAAGGCGGGCGTCCTTTGTCTCATGGCGGCACGTACCGCACTTGAGAGATGGCCCCATGTCGTTAAACGAAAAAACCCGTTTACAACGCGAGCATGTTCTAGTGCGGCACTCCACGCAAAACCCGCTTTTATGCAGCGTAGGGCGGTCACACGCTGGGTTGCCACACGCATCGTAGCGGCAATGTTTCACGGTTTGTGCAGAAGGCCGGTTATCTCTGAAAATAGATTTCGACATTAGGACACCGCTTTCATGCGAGACTCAAAACGCTCCGACTGCACATTGCTCCATTGCTCTATTGTCGCACAACGAACACTGAAGGGGGCTAAGTAAAATCCTCCATTAGGGTCGCCAAGGAAAAGGTAAGCTGGGAACGACGGCTCAAAGCTGTACTTAGGAAGAGGTACGTCTATAAGAAGAGACCACGCTTGAAGCGCTGTAGCAGCTAGGCTGATATCCTCGTCATCCAACTCATCGGTGTAAAACTTTAACTCCTCCTTAATTAGGTTCACTGCGAACGCCTTCCATGAAGGAGAGTAGTCTGGCATTTGGTTGCATCTTACGGGGGTAAATCTCTTAGTCATAAAAACGTCCTTATTAGTGCTTCTTAGGCTGGTTTAACACTGTTTCATCGTGAAATAGTGCATTTGTTACTCTATTAACTTAGTTTACTTAGTTTCTTGCGGTGCGCAACTAGAAAAAACATTAAAAAGGGGATTTTTAATGAACACCGCACTAGAAACACCAATTGTAAATACTCACGCACCTCAGCAAAGTCAGGCAGAGACTAGAGACCAGAAAACTGCTCGTGTTATCAGTAACCTACAGGCAGCACAGCGCATCACTACACAACCCACCGACAATGTTGAAGCGGGTGGCCATGATTTACCGCCGCCCGATAACACCGATCAAATCGCACTAAAAGCCGCTAAAATCGCTGAACAGCACCAGCGTAGAAGGGCCGCACAGGACCAATACCGCGCGGAGAAAGCAGAACTGGCGCGCCTCAGGGCTGAGAATGCAGAGCTTGCCTCATGGAAACAAGGTCTTGGGCAGGACCCACTCTCTAAGCTCACTGAAATGGGGATTACCGGCGACCAAATCACCGAAAGCATCCTCAACGCCCCATCCGCCGATGAAATGCGCATTAGGAAGCTCGAGGCTCGCATTGACGAGCTTATCAACGGCCAGACTAAAAATAGCGAGACTACTTACCAGGAGACTAAGCGCCAGTTCCTAGGAGAGACCCAGCGCCTCCTAAACAATTCAGACGCGTTTCCATTCATTAAAAAAAGTGGACAAGCGCAAGCGGTGGTGGATCTCATCGAAGACGTATTCAAGCGTCCTGAAAGTGAGGGCGGGGGCTACCTTATGACCGTAAATGAAGCGGCTAAAGAGGTAGAAAATTATTTACGCACCGAAATACAGACCCTCGCGAGCCTTTTACCGCCCAAAGAGGCCGTCGCTGCTATGTCCATCGAAACTCAACCTCCTCTGAATAACTCGCGTCAGACCATTAATAGAGAGGCACCACCCACCCTTTCTAATCGGCACACGCAATCTGCACCAGCTGCGGAGAAGTTAACCGAGAAGCAAAGACGGGAGCGGGCTATCCTAGCCTTTCAGGGAAGACTCTGAAGGCGAATTATAACCGGATTGGAACAGCGACGACGCTGACAGTCCATTCGGAGGTATAAAATGGCAACTTTTGCTAACGTAGCCAACCAAGTAGCAGCTTTAAAGGAGCTTTACTCTGGTGGTTAATCGCCACCCTCTCTAGCGATAGAGATGATCCCTTCATATTAAATGGATTACATGAAGGATTTGGTCAACTACTTATAGGCCAAATTAAAATTGGGCAATATCGGTGGAGGCTGAAACTGCTAATACCGAGATAATCCGTCCCATCAAAACAGAACGGACATCGTAGAGCGTAGTGGGTGAACCTGTTTTAACGAACAGAATATAAACCACCAAGAGTGCCCAACACTCGAAAGAGATGAAAATGTACGCCGAACAATCGGGAAACGAACCGATTGAACTAGGGGATAAAAAGCCTCTAGGGTAACAAACTTGCTATAAGAAAAATCCGCTACTCAGTCTGCTCCCAAAGGACGAGAGTCCAAGTGGTTTTGCAGGGAAATACATTCCCGTCCCAACTGTGTATGGCACTCCGCAAGGTCGTTCTGCGACGTTTGCGAATGCCCAGAACAACCAAACGGCACCTGCGCTTGCGTCGTTCTTCGTCTATAGAGTCTCGAATTACCAGCTAGTTAGTATCACGAACGAACTACTTGAGGCCACGAAGGACCAGGCCGGCGCGTTCGTAGATGAAGCGAAGCTCAACGTAGATACCGGATTTCGCAATCTGAGTAACGACTTGGCAGCGTCTTTGTTCTCGTCTGGCACTGGTTCTCGTGGGCAGGTGGGGTCTACTGTAACAGGTGGTACTCCGACTGTTACGATTACTCTAGCTAACTCGGCACAGGTCACTCAGTTTGAAGTGGGTATGGTGCTAT